CTAAAACAGCTCCATTTTACGACCAGAAAAATAACCAATAATAAACAAAGTTACAGGCAAAAAAACTCTACCAAAAATATAAGCCGCCAAAAAAATAAAAGGAACATCTTGCGGATAATCAGAACTTAATAAAAAAGCAACAAAAACAGAAGCTAATAAAAAAAACCATCCAATAAAACCAAAACTTTCCTGTCCACGCCGTTTTCTAAAATATCCATAAATAAATCCCATGAAAAACAACATAAAAAACAACAAAATCAAAAACATCATCTTCCCCTGAAATCAAAAAAAATCTTAGCAATTATACTATTTTTGCCGGAAGATGCTACCGAGCTTGGCTACTGAATTGAAGGAAACGAGAAAGGCTACTGCACCCAGTATCCAGTTTAAAGCCACCCCTAGGCCGCCTATATACATGATCTGGACAGCGGAGAGCGGAGCAGCGGACAGCTGGCTAGTCAGGGCATCAATCATTTGGGATTGGAGCAGGTTTAGTCCGGTGTAGGAAATGGCGGAAATGCCAAGCGCCATGATGATTTTACCTGCTAGGGTTGTTAGAACGGCGGTAAACATGCCGGCTAGGGTTTTGCCCATGTTTTCTTTCCTTTCGTTTTTTTTCAGGCAGCCTAACGGCGATTAAGGGCGCTAAATACCATCAAAAATGCGGCAGTCATAGCCATCATGATGACAAATGGGCGTGCTTTGCGGGCGGTGTCACACATGGGTTCGTAGCTCAGGCTTTGACTGGTACCGGCTATATTGAAGCTTGTGGGCGCTGGGCAGGCTGCATCTGTGTTGAAGATATGGAGCGGGGAAAGGGCAATATTGATGTTTTGCTGTGGTAATACGATATCTTGATAATCGGTGTTGCCCATGGGCGCACACATCATGCTATTAGGGTTTTGAGCGCAAACGTCGGGCTTTTCGGCGGTGCTGTCGCTTTTGGCCGGGCGGGTATCCTGCTGGCTTTGCTGCTGGCCGACTTCGGCACGGGTAGGCGCCTGGCTGGTATTAGCGGCTAAGTCCGGCCGTTGGACAATGGTTTGTGTTACCGTGCCGTCTTTATTAACTGTGAATTGGGTTTGTTGGGCTTGGTTGGAGCCAACCGGCGTATAGGGTTCGGTTAAAAAGGTATTGTCACCAGGACTACCCATAACCATGCTTTGGGTATTGCCGGGATTAAGGCCGCCACCTGCCCAAAGTGCGTTCATCAATTCTGTATGGTTGCGGTTATTGTCGTTTAGCATTTGCTCCATGTATTTGGCTAAAACGTTTTGGGCTTCGGCTTGGGTGAGCAAAAAATCTTCGATTGTAGGCTGTGGCTGTGCTTGAGCTACGCCTTTTTGCACCAAATCGCGGTATTGTTCATAGTTTTTCGGAGTAGTATTGACTGTGTAATATTTACCCTCCTGACACTGGCGGCAAAACGTACCAACTGAAAATTCTTGCCCCTGACCAATCGGAAAACTAATGCGCCCCGTGTAACTACCACTAGCTCCGCCGTTATACCAATCAGGCAGGAAGAATATACTGCCGTCCATTGTGCCACCGTTTACCACGACGAATTTCGGATAGGTTTTAGGCTGGCCGTTGGCTTGCGGCAAATAATCCTGGAACCCTTTTGACTGCTCGTATTGCTGCTGCATGCGTTTGGCGGTTTCCTGCGCCTTCTGCGCCGATGCTTGGGCAAGTGCTTCGGCGGCATTACTGGGATTTTTGGCTTGTTGGTAGGCGTTAATGGCGGATTCTACGCCGGAGATGCCGCCGAATAGGACACTATCGCCACTATCGCGCATACCTTGCAATACGCCTTCAAAGGATCGTTGGGCGGCTGTGGTGTAATCGCCGCGGCCAAGTGCTTCGCCTACTGCCGGGCCCTGATGCTTTGCAGCGCTGCCGATAACCTGGGCGCCATATAAGGCGGCACCGGCTTTAGCTACAGTAGAGGTTTGGCCAAGGTTGGTTTGAGTTTGGATCTGGCCGCGGGCTACGTTGCCGTAATTATCGTAAAGGTTGACGGGATTGGTTTTGTAACCTGTTATGCCTCCCGCACCATTAGACGCCCTTGAATATTGAGGCATCCGAATAGAACGACCTGCCCGTATATCATCAAGATTTACAATAGCTCGGCCTCCTTTATAATTAACTGGCACACCATTAGGCACTTGTGCCAAAGTCTGCAAACTTGGCACATTCTGCGGCGGATAGGCGGGAACATCGGCATATACAAAAACCGGAAATAACAAAAAAATCCCCAATAATAAAAACCACATTTCTAAACCCTTTCCACTGCCGTGTCATTACCAGCAATTAAAAATCCCTGTAATACCCTTCCAAAACCCTTACCCCCAACAAAGCACCTTGCGATTCAGCCAGTTTCCTAGATAACTCATAATCTAAAAAAGTCATTGATATAGGCGAATGCCTATCCTCACTCAAATACAAAACAACCGAGTAATAGCCATTAACCATCTCAATCCTTATAAACGGATATTCACATTGCATCTTGTCATCCTTCCTAAAACCTATTGCCCCATTGTGCCCTTGGTTTCCGCGTGTGCCATGGTTGGTTTGGCGGAGCTGTCCAAAGTCAGCACACTTGCCCCGCTGCCGCCGCTGTAGCTGCCTTGCGGTACGTTGTCGGCGGTTTCCTGCCGTGCCTTATAGGGGTTGTATATGCCGTTTTTAACGTAGTTTTGGCATTGTTTGTTAGGTACGTCTATGGGTGTGGCCTGTTCGGTGTAGCAATTACAGCTTGTATCGGTTTGCACGCAGGCAACAGGGTAGGGCATGGTTTGGATATTGCGGTTTTGGCCGTTGTAGATGGGTGCCGTCCACGGCTGGCCGTCTATAGCGGGTTGCCAATCTTCAGGCTTCAGGTTGTTATCTGGCGCAGGCGGTTGCTGATTATTCGCGGACTGATCGGCATAGCTGCCAGGAGGTTGAGCCTGGCCGCCTGCCTGCTGCTGATAGTTTTGTGGCTGTTGCTGATATTGTTGAGCTTGTTGCTGCTGGGCTTGTTCGGGATGAATTTTGCGCTGATAACTGGCCCAAACGTAGGACATGAGATAGCCGACTATGACGATAACAACGGGGATGGTGTAGATCCACGCGCTGACCGAACCTTTGAGTTTGGTGTGTTCGCTGGCAGATTTGTACATACCGAACACGCTTTTTTTCGGCATGAATATACTGTTTTTGGCTTCGGCCACGTCTGCCCGGGCTTCAGGATTGGCGCAACGCTGCCAGTAGGAAACACGGCGCAGGCCGAGCATGGTGCGGCTGATATTGCGATGTTCCCCGATCAGGCTTCTTAGATGGACGTCAATCAACCGCGGATGTTGCGTGAGCACAAAGATATCAATGCCTTTATGGCGATGCGTTTCAAGAGCCTGCACATAATCGGGTACTTTCGCCCCCGCGGGGCGAGGACGAAAGACCCTCTGTGCTTCGTCAATGACGAGTATGCAACCGTCCGGCGCCCATTGGTGCCAGGTTTCCATGCTTTCGCCTTCGGGTACTTCTTCATGTTTGACTTGTAATTCCGGTATACCGTCAACATAGACCGGCCTATTCTGCAAATCTTTGCGATTGAGCAGCATATAGACCATTAGGGAGGTTTTGCCCATGCCGGGCAGACCCGTAATCAGTGAAATCATTGTTGTTTACCTTTGAGTTTAAACATTGGCCGCAGTTTTATAAAAACATGATGATGGCGGGGATAACCACGGCAAAACCGGCTAAAAAGTAGATTTCAGGCGGCATTATTAATTTTCCTGTTGCAATTCTTGCTTGATTCGTTCCACACGCTCATCCAACGCACCGGAGTTAGCCTCTTTTTCCCAATCGTCTGATTCCGCAACCGCTATTTCCAAAGCTTCATCATCTAACGACATATCGGATTCCGGCGGCTCATCGTCAGATTCAGAAGGTTCATACTGTTCAGCCAACTTATCCGTTTCCTCTAATTCCGCAATACGGCTATAAAACTCATCCGAACCGTATTCATGACCTTCTTGCAAAGCGGCACTGGCATTAATTTCCCACCGCTCATTTTCTAAATCGTATTGCAAACCTGGATCTTCTTCAGGACTGTCCGGCATATTGTCCGGCGGTTCTTCTCCATCCAAACCTTCAAATTCAGCTAATGGCTCACTACCGGAAATATATGCATCTTGTTCCGCATCACTCATTGGATCTTCATCCAAGTTTTCCAGTCCGTTTTCATTCAACGCTTCTGATTCTTTGGCTTCCTTACGGCTTTTTCTAAAGCCCAATGCATCCATGATGGCGCTTCTAAACAAGCGCAGAGCGGCATAGAAAGCCAACCCAATCAGCGCCCATTTAACCGCTTCCGCACCGATTAAATACATATCGGTTTGAATGGGTGCGGTATGTTGCTGAACGCTGGTAGAAACGGCTTTAGCGGGATAGCCCCCGCCATTAACCATTTCAATGCCTTTTTTCGGCGGCTGAATTTTGTTCGGATCGCTCATTTTTCGGGATTTTCATTGGTTTGCTGGAATACGCGGATTGCCCAACGGATAACAAAGGCGAAAGCGGCAACTGATATGGCGACTGAAGCGACTAAGGCGCCATCTGTAACGTAGGCGGCCGGATCGCACGGCGGGAAAGTAAGCTTGACTTCCTGGGAACCGTAATACCACTTGCCGTTTTGATAGACGGGAGTTTTTAGGCTCCCATCTGCGGTAATAGCGGGCACCACTTGGGACATTTTGTAATCGGACGCTTCCTGCACAGAGCCGAAGCATTGACCTCCTGCCAAATAGCCTTCCATGATGCCCGCCTTTACTCTTTACACCGCGCGTTTGATCAAACGGATACCGGCAATGAAGGCGATACCGATCAGGCCGAGACCTACGGCAATACCGCCAACGGAAGCCAAGTCGGTTTTGAAATCACCGGTAGCGGCGGTTACTGCATCGGCTACCGCACCAGCGGAAGCGTTAGTAGCGATGAAGGCGGAGGCCATAACGGCCAAGGCTGTTGCTTTATGTTTCAACATGATGTTTTCCTTTAAAACAAGTTTTTAAATCGGGCATTGACTTGATTAACGCCGCCCGGATAGCGTTAATTTCTTAAAAACAATCAGAACGGGACAAATTCGGCATCTTCGTCAAATACGCCATCCGGATACTCTTCCTGAAGCTCTTCCCAAGTATGGAAATCATCTACCATTTCATCATCGTCGATTTCTCCAACGGCTTCTTCAAATTCTTCATAACTATAAAATGGCATTTTTACTCCTCTCGAAAAATTAATGGATCGTGAAAGATTTTTCAGTTACTTACCGGATAACGTTAATGCTTCAAAACAAAACAAAGAAGCAGTAATGCCAATATCATCCCCATGTTTTGAATCAACATATCGACTAATTCTTTCTGCCTAACCAGCGGAACGATAATGTGGGCAATACCGGTTAACATTTCTGTTTCCAAAAAATTAGTGGGCGGCTTCTCAAAGGTTTAATGTCGCTGGCCGCCCGGCAACGACAGGTACTCTTTGTTATTCGGGTTCGTACAAAGAATAGAAGGCTACGTTTCGCAAGCTGCTGTCTATATCCCTGCCGTGGTCTAGGGCTACGTTGAGATTTCTAAACCTGAATGCTTCATCCAGTTTTCGAACATATTCGAGGCCGCCTAAACCATCTACACCGATGAACGCGCCTTCAGTTAATTCCTGAATGACATAAACGACTCTCATATTTCCCCCCTTATTTCAGGCTGTCTTTCGGATCGGGACGGGCTTTGACTTTGAGGTTTTTCAGGTTGAGTTGCGGCTTGCCTGATTTAAGTTCCATTTCCAATTCAAGTTCGCAATCAATCGGAAATTTGTATTCGCGCAAGCCCAAATAATTACTGCTTTTGCCGTAATTGAGTTCGGTCACGTTCAGGCCGCATTCGTTTTCGGCTTCGCTTGGTACGTCCATCAATACGCGGACTTTGCAGGTGTCAAATTCGCGGCCTTCGATTGTGCCTTTGAATTGTTTTGCGCCAATGAGGGTTGCTTTTTGTACAAACATGGTTACTACTCCTTTTAAATAATCGTCTGATGTGCCGGATAGGGCTTCTAGCCGCTATATCCGCAGACGGGGTTGAGAAACTTTTCTGATATGCAGTCTATTTTCAGCAGTTCGGCGAAATACTGGCCGGGGTGGACGGTTTTCGGAACGCCGACATCGGGGTCAAACAGGCGCATGATTTCTTCGGCGGATTTGCCGAGTTCAAGCAGCATATTGATGGCACGGCTGCCCTGCATGCGCAGGTATTTGATGCTGTGCTCAATACCGGCTTGCACCATGCGTTGTTTGATGGCGATTTTTTTGGGTTGGGATTGGGCGAATACGCCGTTTTCGCCGAACAGGCGGTTTAATTCGGGATATTGGGCGGACAGGTAATCGCCGGGGTGGACAACGACATCCAGCGGGATAATCAGATCGTTGCTCCTCAATTCGAGCTCGCAACGTACCCACGGGCTTTCGCTGTCGCCGAGTTGTTTGCCTTTTTCGTAAAAGCGGAGCATGCGGGAGGACAGGCGGGTGCCGACATAAAGGGTTCGGCCGTGTTTGGTTTCGTTGTACCAGTCGTCGCCTTCCAGCCTTAATTTGGGTTTGGTGAACGAGTTGGTAAATGCGCCGTTACGATAGGCGGTCAGGGCATCGTTTACGCTGTATTCGCCGCTCAGGAAGTCATGGGCTAAATCGACGCGGGTATAACGGAAACCGTGTACTTCCTTCATTTGGCTGAAGTTGTACAGGCGTTGTTCCCAGCCGTCTTTTGCGGCATTAAGGCCGGTGGCAGTCAGTTCTATGCATAGGCTGGATTCGTTGGAGGGGTTCACTCCGCCGCCTATGCAGAGAATGCCGTAACTGGTTTCGTAATTTCCTAGGTTGTAGCTGCTGCTGTAGAAATTGGCGGATTTTTCGCGATCATGGGATACGCCGAAACCGAAGATTTCATGCAGAAAGAGTGACATGCGGGCAACGATTTCTTCTTGCTCGTTGGTTTGGGCGTCAAATAATTTGTTCAGGGTTTCTTTTTCGAGAACGAAGGTTAATTGGTCGATAAAGGCGCAATGGCCGTTGATACCCCGTCTGTAGATTTCTTCAACGGCTTTGCCTTTGCGAATGACCAAGCGGCGATATTTCTCACTCACCGCCTGCGATTTTTGTAACTCATCCCCTGTTAGCGTGGGGGGTGCCAATCGGGCGGCTTTGATATCTACACCCCAGCGTTCTTTCATGCGCTGTTCAAATGCGGCATAGGCCGCGTTGCGTTCGGC